TTCGGCATTTATCTCAGCTGCTGCCTGAGCTGCAAGCATTTTCTGCATATCTTCGCCATATTCTTTATTAAGTTCGTATGCAGCGTCGAATGCCCATACTGCACTCAATTTTCTGGACTGTGCTGTAACAGGAATAGACTTGATATCCATTTTAAGCTGAGGAGTTTTTACAGGAACAGACTCATTATCATAAATGTAATAAGCTGTGTAATCACCATCAGCAACACCACTAATCTGACCAGTGTACGGGTCATCAAGTACTACGCCGTTTACTACTTTTCCAGTATTATCAAGAAGTCTTATTGTTCCAGGTCTTACAGGAGTATATGCAAGATAACCAACCTTTTGGTCTATTGTTACTGCTTCACCATCAACAGATGCTGCAGTATAAGCTGAGGTTGTTCCGTTATATGCAAGAGGAGATGCAAAAATATCACCAGCTTTGATATCGCCCTTATCAGAGCCATATCCATACTGAAGAACATTAATCATACCAACTCTATTGCTAATAGCCTGAACGGATACGAGGTCTTGTGCAATAAGGTTAGGAATTATTGTGCCAACCATGTCGATTGCATAACGCTTGTACTGGCCGATGTTCCCGGGCTGAGTTGGAGATGCTGGGTTCATTTCGTAAGCTAAATTTGCTTCCATAGCTCTAATTCTTCTGGAAGTGTTTTCAAGGCAGATTGCTGTTGAAAGTTTTCTTTCATAGGTCATTTCAAGACCACGTTTTTCTCTGATAGCGTTTTCAGCGAGCTGGAGTCTATTGCCGTACTTTTTAAGAAGTCTCTGAGCTTCTGTACGACCGTATACAGATTCATTAAGATTTGCCATAATAATAATATACCTTTCAATAATCTAAAGTAATTTAATTGTTTGTTCGATAAAAGAACGTGCTGCTTGCTCTTCAGGTGTTTTCTTATTTACAATAACTGCACTTTCTTCTTCGAAAACAGGGTCAGACAAATAAGGTTGAAGTGTTCTGTACCTATCTTGTCTGTCAATAATTGCTTCGACTAAAGAACTAACATCTTCCGCAGAAGAACCAGGTTTTATAGACTGCCTTATATATTGCGAATCTACACCAGAAACTTGAGACTTAAGATTAATAAACTCATCTAATAATAAAGCATATGACTCATTACAAGACTTTATCTTTTTATCAGATTCTTCTAATTTTTCGCTGTAAGATTTTATCTTCTCATAAGACTCTTTTAACTTCTTATTAGACTCTGTCAGCTTAGTATTAACAGAAGAAACCTCATCTTCAAGAGATTTTGACTTAGTACTAAATTCTAATAATTTTTTATTAGATTCGTTACTGAGTGAAGAAATCTTAGATTCATTCAGAGATTTAATGTTCTGAATCTCAGATTCATATTTCTCAGAAAGATTAGTGTTTGAAACTTTAGATTGTTCAAGTTGTTCTCTTAATTCAGAGACTGTGTCTCTTAACTTTTTATTCAAGTCTTTAAGATTTGAAACTTTAACATCTTTGTTCTTCGAATCTTCCTGGAACATTTCTGCAGACTTAGCAACATTAATTAACTCTTCTTTTAACACACTAAGTTGATTCTCTAAATCAGAAATTCTAGAATCTTTATGTGTAATCATAGCTTTTGACTTGTTTAAATCTTCAGAAAGAGAATTAAGCCTGTTCTCATAATAAATCTTTATTCGTGAGGCTTCTTCTGAAGACTCTTTTAATAAGTCTAATGTGTCTTTCTCCTGGTCTTTAAGAGATTGCTTAAGTTCTTCAGACTTAGCGAGGTGTTCATCAATTAGAACAGCTTTTCTTTTACAGGATTCTACCGATTTTGTCAGTCTATCTTTGTAAGTAACAACAGATTCTTTCAATTTAGTATTTTCCTGTTTTAGCTCATCTATTTGATGAGCCAGGTTTGATATGTCTTCTATAAGATTGGAAGAATCAGTACTTCCTTCCAGTTCTTTTGATTTTATATTGATAGACTCTATCATAGAATCTAACTCTGGCATCTCAACTGCTTCTACAACTTTCTTTATTGTATTAACTTCTGCAAGTGTAGTTGCTGATTTAATTTGTTCTTCTAAGGACTCTTTTAACGATTGTCTTTTCTGAAGAGATTCAGCTAATGCAGGCTTTGCTGATTTAACTGCAGGAAGGACAACTGCATCGAATGCAACAAAATAATAAGTATCTTCATCTATATTATTTTGTCCATCTACTTCAGTGACATCTCCTTCGCCTCTTGAAGATACTCCCATTTTACAACCATAATCAAGAAGAGATTTAAGTATTTTTCCATTAGGTGTATCAAGAATATCAAATGTTCCTATGACTACTCCTTCATTATCGTTAAACTCGTAAGCAGTCATAACGATACATGCATTAACAGCTTTAGTTTCAAGTCTGTCGCCTGGATGGTCTAACTCGCCAATAAGAACATTATCTTCAAGAGATTCTTTAACAAGAGGGTCTTTAAACACATTCTCCCAGAGTCTACGAGAATAGAAGTTTCCATTACGTGTCTTTTCTCTATAATCAGCACATGGACCTTTTATTGTTCCTAAACAATGAGGATTCTTAGGTTTAACACCTTCTTGTAAAGACAGTGAATTCATTTTTGTTTCAATAAGTAACTGTCTTGACATTTTACCTACTCACTTCTTTTAATAATATTATTTACGAATTTTTTCACGAACCTTAGCTACATCTTTTTGAATATCAGGTAAGACATACATGTCTTTAGAGCCATTAGAGACTTTATAGATAATTTCGCCTGTTTCAGCACCATTAGCATCACTGACTTTTTGTCTGTCAACTACTGAATATTCAACATCATCAATAAGAACAGTATCACCTTTTTTAACGGTTACCCAGAGTTTCTTACCTATACCATGCTTAGAAAACTTAGGTCCTAATTCGAGAAAACCTTCTTCTTGAGGTTCTATTTCTTCAAGTAATTCATTATCATCAAGTCTGAGTTCAAGTGATTCACCATGCTTCTTATCCCAGTTCTTATCACCATATTTTTTACCAGGATTATGTTTGCCTTTTCCTCTTGCAGACAGGTAAGCAAATTGAGCGACCCTTGCTTTATCTGCTTCTTCTGCTGTATCAAAAGTACCCATGTTTTTACCATTCTTGGAAACAAGACGGTATTTACCATTTCCAAGTCTTACGATACACTGTTTACCTTTTGTAGGAGTAGAAACTACTTTAACATTTCTTTTTCCTTTTTTCTTTTTTGCTTCATCTAAAGACTCAACAGAGCTGCTCTCATCAAGCCTTAATTCAAGAAAATCACTCATGATGCAGATTCCTTTCAAAATAATTTAAGTTATAATGTATCTTCAAATCCAGCAAACTCACTGGATGTAAATTCAGAAGAGCTTTCACTAGGCTCAGTACTTGACACAGGTTCAGCAGGACTACTTAGTGGAGGCTCTGGAGAACTTTCTATTCCTGTATCAAAATTAATATTTACGTCACTTGGTCCTCCTGATGCGTCTATGCTTGGGTTAATATCAACCTCTTCTTCAGGTGTTCCATCTTCCTCAACCATAGTAGCAATATCAGGCATCTTAACAACATTTCTTAGTAAGTAAGATAAGATTTTTTTCTGAGTATCACCCTCAAGAGAGTTTGCAATATCCATTACATTTTCTACTAACTTAAGACTGTTATTTGTATTTTCAATTCTTTGAGCATCTTCTTGAGTAGAAGGAGATGTCATCCTGACTTGAAACTTATTAACATAATCAAGTTTCTTATCGACAAAGAATAAATTAAGCAACTGTGTTATTGCTCTTATATATGCTGTCTGAATTCTCTTAATAGTACGAGCATATCTTATAGACATCTGTGTAAGAGAACCACCATTTCCAAGAGAAGACTCACCTTCTCCATCACCTAAGAATTGCTTAGGAATCTTAAGTGCCCCTGCTCGTTTATTATTAAAATAATCTATATCAGCAATATCTCTGATATTGACATCTCCACCAAGATTGTTAATAGTAATTTTTCCTCTACCATTTTTAGTCGGGATATATATTACATTATCAATTGGACCCGGTGCATTAAATGACTGATATGCTCCGGTTGTCTTATCAAGTGAAATATGCTGCTCTATTAAGTTCTTTATTCTTCTAAGATAGTCATTAACTTCTTTCTTAGGCATATCGCCTACTTCAATTTCAAGCATTCTAATTAAAGAAGAACGAGTCAGTCTATTAACTAATAAGCTGTCTTCAAGAAGTTGGAGCTGTCTTTGTATAGGATAAACATCATATAAGATTGATTTACCACGTGCTACATCATACGTTACTGTAGTCTCATTACCTAAGTCTAGTACTAAAGTTTCTTTTGTACGTCCTAAAGTTTCTCCAATCATTATATGAATGAATCTGTCAGGTCTATACAGCTTAACATCATCTATCATAAATGATTGTGTTACATTAGGATTATACGTTAAAGCACTACTTTCTGTAGATGTAGCTATTCCAGATGTCTCAACAAAACCTGCTGTTTTACCCTGTCTGCGTAAATCAAATATACTCGCTGGGTCTACTACATCTTCAACATACTCATAATATTGAGGTATGTGTTTTACCCCTTTATAGTCTTCTTTATCATTTACTACTCGAGTACTTACTGACCTCTGATTGTCATTTGGCTTACCTGGGTCAGTTCTAAATAATTTAAGATAATAGTCTCCATATTTACATGCAAGATAAATATGTTTCCAGGCTCTTTCAGGTATTTCAAAAATATCAAGAAGACGGTTACCTGCTCTTGCTATCTCTTCATTTTCAGATTCTACCCAAATAACTCTCCCCTGTTCATCATATGCAGTAGCATCATCAGCATATATCTCTAATGATGCTGCAATAACAGGGTCAGTTGTCATTTCATCATAGATTGCATACTGAGTATCTCTGTCTTCTGCAATAGTTCTGAACTGGTTAAACTGTGATAATGAATATAAATCAGTTGACCCTTCTATTCGATTTACTATTTCTTCATCTTTTTCTACAATCGGTAGGTCTGCTCTTTCTGATGGAGGTCTTCGTAATTTTGCCCTAACCCAATTGCCAAATAAACTCTGACGAGCCATAATTCCCTCTTTTATTAATAGAATAGAATATTTGAATCTTTCAAGTAACTTAAATCACTAAAGTTAATTATCTGTTTTTCAATATCAGGATTAACAGACTGTATCCATGATTTACGCATGTTATCTAACTCTTTTTGTATATCTGATGTTGAATCATTAATACCTTCATAGTCTATTTCATTCTGACCAAAGAACAGATATTCATCTTTATACTGTAAAGCATCATAATGAGCACCTGCTAATGAGTCTGCTTCATCTTTTCTACCATGTGCAGGGTGGTCATACTTGCCTGTCATATTATCTTTTTCCAAATCAGTGAGTTCATCAAACAGTCCATCACAACCTTGGAGAAAGATAATTCTCCTATCGCTAACTGCTGACCTTAAACTGTCATATCCGTCAGGAGTTCTATCAAGAGATGTATAACCTGTATTATATCCTTTTGTGTACAGTATCTGTCTAAAATCAGCACTCTGGAATCCATCTGCAGTTACCTTTTTTATATTTAATCCGACTTCATCATGAAGATAATAAATAAACTGACGTGTCTTCTCTAAAGATATTTCTGAATCAGACGGGGCTTGAATACCTACTGTAAATATCTGTTGTATTAACAACTCATCAAAACTTACTGGAGTATTCGACTCGTCTTCATTTGAATAGACTACTCTGTTCTTAGTACCAATAATAGCAACAGCAGATAACCCTGTTCGGTCTCCTCTTAATGATGCGTCAAGATGAATAAATACCGGAGGACCGATAACTTCATTCGGTACTAACTCTCGTGTAAAGAAATCCCTTATTTGTAAGTTATCATTAAGTCCTGTAGTAATAACTTCTGACTGGAAAGGATTTCTTAAGAAAGAGCTTACACACTTCTGAAGTTTTTGTCCTGAGAAAGCTTTTGTTACAGCAGATGTTGAAATACCTGCTATGTCTTGTAAAGCTTTTTCTATATCCTGTTCAAAAGCTGTTTTATGTTCAATTGGAACATCTATTACATTAAGTCCCTGTCTGCTATAAGCCTCAGCCTGTTCTTCAACAGACTCAGGAGTTCCTGACAGTATTCTTGATGGTAAAAACTTATTTCCAACAGCTACCTTAAAAGTCTTACCTGAATAAGCATAAGGTTTAACTTTCCACAGAGGCTGGTCTACTACATAGATTGGGTCACCTTTTCGAACTCTGTCTGCAATATATGCTTCAAGGAATGAAGATTCTGTTGCTTTTGAAGAAACCAGAAATGTCATTCCATAGCATCGTCCTTGTACTAAGAAACGAGACTCAGTACGTCTACGTATATTAGTATAAAGACTCATAACTTTTGATTTTTCATAGTTAACCGGGTCTTGACCTGTTGAAAACGATACCTCATCAAGTAATGCCAGACAGACTGCCATACCTAATGTATGCTGTGGTCTTGAACCAATTACTAACTTAAAACCATTCTTAGGACAATAAACAGGATTAACTACCCCTGACATCGTACCATGCTTTAAAAACCACGGAGACTCTTTAACAAATGACTGGAATGTTTCAAAACCTACTGACGACGATGATGCGAGTGTATTATTTAAAAATGCAACAACTATCTGAGTACCACGGGAAAGATGAAAGAAAGTCTGAGGGTCCTTCATACACATAAGCTGATACAGTCTATATGCCATCATAATACATGCAGCAGTTGTTTTACCAACACCGATAGACCCTGACAAAGCAACTTCACTTATATCTGTTCTGGATAGAATTCTTTTTGCTTCTTCTCTCCAGAATGGATAAAGAAATTCTCCATGATTCGTAGCTTTACCAAGATAATAGTCATCTTTTAAGAATGTATCAAAATCAACAGGGATTTCCTCATAGTCTTGGTAATATAACTCTTCATATAACTTAGGAGTCTTATTAGAAATAACATCATCTAACACTAACTCGACTGCTTGCTTCTCTTCTGCAGTTAAATTATTAAACTCAGAAAGAGAAACTCCCATTGCAGCTAGTTGAGCCTCAGTAATCATTTATTGTACACCTCTTTAAAGCAGGTCGTCTTCTTCGTCCTCTTCATCTTCGTCTTTGAAATCTTCTTCATCTTCTTCTTCAGAATCTGAATCAAAGAATTTATCCCAGTACTTATCATCTTCAGAAGGTTCTGTAGTATATTCTACTTCGCCATCTGCTTCTTCGGTCTCTTCTTCAGCAGTCTCTGCTGTTTCATTGTAAGAATATGGATTTAATGCTGCAAGCTCTGCATCAGCATCTGTAGAAGAACCATGTGCAGAATGGACTACATACTCTCCGTTATCTTCTTCAAAAATAACAAGATATGTGTCTTTATCCTCGTCTTCGTCTACAGCTAACCAAACCTGAGCTTCCTTTTCTTCTCCTGTATCAGGGTCCTGAATTATAGTCTTACCTCTATCAGGACTTATCAGCCTATACAGTACATCATCAAAAGCAATCTTTTGGAACTTGTTAAGAGAATCAATACTGTAATAATCCTCGGCAGTGTCCTCTTCTTCATCATCATAGTATGAATTTTCTTCATCATACGATGAATCATAATCACGTGCTTCTTCAAGAGATTCAACTAATTTTATTATCATTCTCTTCACCTTCTATATCAATAATATCTTCAGGCTCTTCTGTAGTTTCATCCTCAATAGGAGTTTCTTCTACAGAAGTATCCTCATCATCACTATCTTTATCTTTAAATTTCTCTATATCTTCTTTATCATATAGATAGTTAATAGCTTTTTCCGGGTAAGTCTTTATAAACTGTAAGACATTTGCAGCTGCTTTAGCAATCCAGTCAACACCATCTAATAGAGTAGCTATATGCTTACAAGCAGGTCCCTGGTTATCATTCGGATTAGTAATATCTGACGGACGATTTTCAGGGTCTCCTGCATTATAACCGTTCTTTGTTGCCCAAAACTTATGTCTATATAAATAATCAGGACATGAACAGCTAACTTTAACTTTCGAGTCTCTGTTATAAGCATGTAAGAAAGCTTCGGTAATCATCTGTACTGTTATATCATCTATACCGTCTGTTCCTTTAATAACATCTTTAACAGCAGTTAAAGGCTTGTCAAACTCGATAACACATTTATAATCTTTTATCGGAGTTGTATACTCAAACCTGTCTTCATTGAAAAAAGCGTCTAGATTCAACCCTCTAAAATTAGAGACCGTATAGTTCGTTCTTTTCTGATATCTGTCATTACCCTTTTTACCGTCTCGCCTATACTTTCCTATTAAGTCTTGACGAGAAGCTTCTGATAACTTAATAATCATAATATCACTCCCAGAAACCAGGTCGCTCTGCTTTTTGTTTATTATACTGGCTGACAAAATTATCAAAATCTTTATCATTCATGATTTTCTGGTTTATGATATTCATTCCAGGTAAAACAGTAAATGAACCTGTTAAAACAGAACTATCAATAATAATCTTATCACCAGATGAAGAACCAGCTACATTTACATTTCCTGATATCTCAGACTTTGATATCTCGACATTCTTACCGGAAATAACACAGTTATCAAATAAGTGGCATCCATTCTTTATAACAGCACCTTTTTCAACAACAGCATTATCTTCTACCACTGTTTCTATGCCACTAACTCTAGTGCCTTCTCCAGTAACTAATGCAGAACCTTTGATAGTACTGTACATTACCTTTGCACCATCCATAACCACTGCATCTTCTCTGACATAATGCTTTCTGTCACCAGTAACCATTGCACCTAAACCAACCCAACAGCTACCTGACTGGTCAAGGTTTCTTTCATAGCTCAGATATCCGCCCCACTCACCTTCAGAAACATGAAGTTTTCCATGTCCTGCATCAAAACTTTTATTTGCTCTTATCTGGGTGTAAGTTGAAATATCTCTACCTTTATTTGATGGCTTTGAATCTGCCACATCTCGATAATAAGTGTCTACAGGAGCAGTTGTTGTAAGTGCGTCAAAATCAAACTTTTGGTGGAATTTTTTATTAGGAAGTTCTGTTCCGGTTAATTCTCTTTTATGTGCAACTCCTATATCATGAGAAAGTGTGTCTGCTCTATCATCCGTATTAAAGTAGACATCTCCGAATTGAGAACCAATGCCTTCTTCTTTTACCTCATCAGGTTTTGCTTCAGCAGACTTATCTGCAGTGTCTGTTTCGTTTGCCTCTGGTGATTTTTGCTTTTTCTGAGTATGTGAATACTTATCAATATTCTTTTCGGTTATAGATTCATTAGAAAAATCCAATATTCCATCTGTATCAGCAAAAGTACTCGTGTCAAATTCTTTTCCATGAAGATTTATGCTACATGAACTTGCTTTAACTAAATAAGATGTATTAATAACAGAATTTTCAATATTAACAGTATCACTGCATTTCATACCGTTTTTAGACTTAGAGCCACTAACATTCCCTATTGATAACTTACTGTCTTTAATATCAGCATTTGCTCCTATAAACTGGAAACCACCTCGAAAAGCAGAGTTGCTTAATGAGACAATTGAATCTTGAATGCCAAGCACAAACTCTCCGTTATAAGACCCTACGCCACTCATCTTAATATCAGAGTTCTTTGCAATCAGGCTGTTACACTTAGAAAGCCCGGCTCCTTCTATTTCAACATTACAGTTTATTAATGTAAATGCTTTATCTCCCTGGAAAGACGTTTTAAGTCCAACAATAGTCCCGTCACATGATACCCGAGGATTATATAAATAAGAATTATCTATAACTAATCCGGATGGTGAATTTACGATACATGTCTCTCCTTTTTTAGGAGCAATCATCGAATTATTCTTAACCACTACATTCTGTGATACAAATGCACCATCATATATCCATGATTTGTCTGCAGTAGTATTTCTCAATACATTTTCACAGTCTTCAGGGTGTCCTTCTCTACATTCAATATATCCACCACGCCCTTGAGCTGGCACATTGTAGTTCCCTGACTCTCCGCCCCCTGTGTCTGTTACAGCAGAAATCTGATAATATGTCCTGCCACTCTTTTTTACAGGATTTTCATCCAGAACATTGTATTTTTTACCATACTCTGACTCTGGCTTAATATCTTTACTTAGTCTCATAGGGAAATTCTGTGTTGTATATGGCTTTGCTGCTCCATCTCCGCCTTTCTTTTTAGTGAAGATAGTATCACCATAGACATCTCTCATCTGTCTACCCTTTTCATTATATTCATTAAGTTTTATAATCATATTTAGCTCCTGCTGATTTATTTACCACACTCATCTTCTATGTGGAACTTCTTCGCCATTAACATTAGAAATAATAAATGTAGGATACTGTTTTCCAGATGAATAGAAATGGGCATTTTCTGTATATATACTAAGAGTCTCTCTAAAGATTTCTCCAACATTTGGAAAACTCACTAAGTCAGAATTATCCGCTATTTCATTATCAAGAAATATATCAAAATTCTGTTTTATATTTAAGTCATAAGGGACCGTAATAGAGAATCTTGGATATGTTAAGAAATAAAACACTAGTTCTCTGATAATTTCATCACAGGTAAATCTATCTGCTGTAAAAACATCTAAAGACCAGCGTATCGTAATCGGAATAATTTTTGCTTTTACTACAGTAGAGTCTTCTTCAATTCTTGAAGTCTCACCTCGGAGAGTTCCATAATGGTTTCTCCCTACTCTAAGACTTACTGAATTTCTTGACAATACAACAGCAGGGAATTGAACTTTATCTTTATCAAACTCTGCCAAGTATTGTATTGACCTATCAGGAGTGATAATATGTATTCTGTCATCACCCGTTATTTTTCTTAAAGCTTCTACCAGAGACTGTTCGTATAAATATACGCTCATTAGTCTGTAATATCCCCTTCGCTAACATCATAATCAACTACTGCTTTGCCATGTATTTTACAAAGTCCACCAATGTCTGCTCCGTCAGTAATTACTGCATCTTCAAACACTTCTGCATTTCCATGAACAAATGAATCACTATCTACTCTTGCATTACCAAAGACTTTTGCATTTCCATAGATTTCTGCAAGTCCTGTAATGTCAGCTTCATCATAAACTCGTGCACTATCTGCTACGATAGCTCCACCAGAAACTATTGCATCTCCAGCAACCATAGCATCACCATAGACTCTTGCGGAGTCACAGACAACTGCATTGTCGAAAATCCAGCTATTGTCATCCCATGCGAGATTTTCATCGTTACTAACAAGACCACCAGCGTCTCCTGACTTAATCTGTCTTCCCTGGCATTCAAAGTCCTTAATAGCGACTATTTGATAAAGTTCACGTCCATCTGCGTTAAACTGCTTATCATCTAATCTGTACTTTTTATTTGGAGAATCTGATTCTGTGAAAAAGATACTTTCTGTAATATTCATATTACACCTCTTTATTTTTAATATTTACTATTTTATCTTTAATATTTACTGTTCCTTCCGGGAACACTGTATTCTTATGTATACCAGCTGCAATAATGCAATTATTATTCACAGTGCAGTCGTTCATACCTAAGACTGTTATTAAAATAGCATTACCACGTACTTCACTATCTGTTATGTGACCGCCATAAATAACTGCACTGTCGACAACAGTACATCTGTCTAAAGAAGCTGTAGCACAGACTTTACTGTTTCCTCCTATTATAGAATCTATAATATTGGGTTGAGTAGACCTTCCTGAACCTAGTAATATGTTCTCTTCATGCATAATAACAGTTATGTAAGAATCGTCATTATTACCATTTCTAAGGTCATTCTCAGTACATTTCCGTAAAACTGCTGCTTTATCTTTTACGTTACAGTGGTATATCGTACCACTTTCAATTACTGCAGAATTTTCAATACGTGAATCACCATAAATCAGTGTTGCAAAGCCTGCTACTTTAGCATCGTCTTTTACTACAGAACCATCAAAGACTGCTGCTTCATCAAAAATCCAGCATGTACCTGACTGAGACAAGTTGTCTTCAGAAGCAACATAGCCTCCGATGCTATCTTTTGCGACTTCTCTTCCTTGACATGTAAAATCTTTAAGAGCTTGGATACGATAAACAGTTTCCCCGTATATACTCTTTTTATTATCTTTAAGAATCTTATATTTGTCTCCAGAAGCCTTATCGCTGTCTCCAGCAGGTTTCAGGGTTATCATATTATTATTCTCTTCTATTAACTTAACTATCATTTTAACCTCTGATTATCTAATATATAAATTAACTGACGATAAAATATCTCTGATTAAAGGATAAGGGGGAAATAGTGCACAACCATATTCTAGTAATCTTACTAAATCTTTTATTAGAGTTGTACTTCCGGGAATTATTCGTTTATCGTTTACTTTTATTATATAACCATAGTCTGTTTTTTCTAATACTAGACAGTCAGCTATATAATAAAATAAATCTATTGTCTTAGGAGGAGTAGAATTCCACTTAATAAAATCTATAGACAATATAATCGGTTCCCGTACTTTGTACTTTTGTCTATTAGCTTTCAAAAATATTTCTGCTCTGATAATTCTCAGAAGTCTAAGGCAAAACGAAGCTGCATTAACTTGTTTTAACTCATCATTATATATTCTTAACTCTAACATGTTATGTTAATACGTTTGAAATACCAGCGTCCTGTAAAATTTTAAGAATCTGTTGAGCACTTTCCAGTGCTGATGAAACTGCTAAAAGGCCTATATCAGTATCTGTTACATCGACTTTCCCTGTTAAGAATAAAAGAAATGATTCTATAGAAACAATCTCTTTATCTGCAAAATCTTCAACAGCCTGGTCTTCATCAGATAAAACATTAAACCAGATTTTAACACTAATATCCTGCAAAGCATCTAAGACTATCTCTAAAATTACTATATGTTTCTCACCGGGATAAATCTTACTACCAAATCCTAATTGATTCTTGATAATAGTAGCAATCTCTTTAACAGTATACTGAGTAGAGTTCTGTTCAAACAGACTTATTTTCATAAGTTATCCTCTCTTTTTACCACCTAGTGTCCAACCATCTGGAATAGGCTCATCTTTTCCA